GCCCCGAAGTAGGGGTGAACAAGCCAAAACAGAGCACTAAGCTAGGTCTAAAGTAAAGAATAAGGTATAATATAATATAATAATAGTTTAGTATATACTAATAATAATAGGTACGTCGGTCTCTAGTTTCAATTAAGTATATACTTTTTGTATTTGGGGGTCACGTACTCCTTTTATTTTCTGTATAGACGGTATATACATATAGGGGCTCTTTCCTTTAAGCCTGGAGAGATAAAATGGTAAACAGCAATAGAAGTCCAGCACGTTGTATCAGGTGTGAATCAATAACCAGGTCATATATTGGAGAAAAGAATCTTCATGGATGGGTAATGTGTAAACACTGCTCGAAGGCGGCATAATGGGCGGGATTAGTTCGGGTCGACATCCGCATTATGGCGGAAAACTAAAGCAGGTAGCAATCAAATTCCCTACCAATGCGGAATGGTATTACCTGGCTAAAAGAATATGTCGTTACAAAGAGATCTCTTTTAGCGAATGGATTAGAATAATGGTCAGGGATGAAGCCCATAAGTTCAGATATACCAAGATGTGGCCCTGTAAATGTACTAATGCAAAGGGAAAAAGACTGTATAATTTCAGAAGGCAGGTCTATTGCAACCATTGTGGTGAGTACCTAAGCAAGCATCACGAACTGTTATATAACAAACGCTAATCCCAAAGCACATGGTACGACGCCGAAGAGCGAGACCTCGCAAGAGAACTCGAAGTTTTGGAATAAACGTAATTGAAACTGGAGCTGCTTTAGCTCTTTTAGAACAAACAAATGCAGGCGCTGCCATGAAGTCTTTCCTGGCTGGAGATCTTAACACAGGTTTAACGACTTTATCGAAGTCCGCAAAATCCAACAAACAGGCCATCACGAAAACGCTCGTTGGAGCATTTTTAGCAAAGGCCGCAGTACGTTCTTTTTCTAGAGGTTCACCCGTCTTAGCTAGTTTGGGGCCCATAAAGGTCCGCGCTAGCCCAATGATGGACCCTTTCGGAGTGTAAAAATATGGCAATCGTAGTTCTGAGGAGCAGTTCTGGTTTGAGCGCCACAACCAGCTTCCAAAGCATGACCAGTCAGTTCGCGAGTTCTGGCTTAAGCCTGGTTGTTCCGTCGAACGTCAGTCAAATAAGTTCCATATCAATGGGAATAAGCACCGATGCGGTTGAATCTGATACATGTAGCGGATTCAAGTTGACAGGCACGGCGCTCCAAGAGGGCGATGCGGTTTTCATGGGACCATCCATCACAGGCCCCGCTTCTGGAGGTACTGGAGTTACACAGGGTAACGTACAAACGAAGACTGCCCTGGGTGTAACAAGCGGAAATACTTTAGATATTCAAGTAGCAGTTACAACCGCCGCCGTTATTGACGCGGTATGTGAAATCCAGTTTGAGTAAATTTAACAATGCCTGAAGGCGTTGGTTATGGCAGTAATATAGTCGCTAGTGTAGGTTTAGAATTAAATATAGTTGGTGACCACTGTTACGCTTTTTCGGGAGGTGTGACAACTGTTAACGATGCATATGCAACGTTACTATCATTCACAACGGGAAATTATTATACTGTCGCAGATTTCATTCTAGCTGCTTCGACAACTAGCGGCGATCCCGCCGCAGGATTAAGGTCCAATTTTAAAATAACCATGAACGGGAATGTAGTGGGTAATTTTGCTACACTTTCCGGTCAGGGTTCGGCAGGTTCTTCAACGGATGTAATACCTCTTTTAATTCCTCCCCTAACAACGGTCTTAATTGGTAATAGAGCAACCGCAACCACAGGTACTGTATTTTGTCAAATTACTGGTCGGATCTATAAATGACACTTTCGACGGGGCCGAGTCTTAACTTCTATGGTGACCACATGTTTGCCTGGAGCGGTCTGGAAGCATTGACTGCAGGCGGCACTACTCTATTGGACTTTATCTCTCCTAATAGATTCTATACTGTCGTCACCAACGTCTCATTCGATTATTCGGGATGTTCTGCAGGTGATGTTCTCTCCTGGACTCTTCAAGGTAATGAGGAGGCGTTGCATGTATCAAAGTTCCTAATCATTGACGCAGGGATCGGGCCCCAATTCCCTAACTTGTACTATACTATACCACCCAATACAGGAATGAAAGTCCTGGCACAGGGCCCCACAGGGCTGATGACGGTTGTCCTGGAAGGGAAAGAGGTAGAATAATGCCCAAGTATTGCCCTGAGTGTGGTGTTATGCTAGAACAGATAGATCGCACCAGAAGAATGGCGCCACGTTTTGAAGCATTAAAACCAAAACCCAAACGTAAACTAAGCGCCTGGAACAAATACGTTAAGGCTAACAGTAAGAAGCCGCGTTTCCGATATCGTAACGGTAAACTAAATCTTAAGAAAATGGCAGTAGCGTTCAGGAAAACCCAGAAGAAGAGGCGCTAATGCCTTACGAAGCAGTACCGATAGACGTAGAAATTCAGAAGCTGACACCTGCGCAGCGTGATGCTTTATCCAGATACAAGATACACGAAAATATAAATACATTTTTAGGAAATGAAAATACACCGCTATTAATTGGAGCGGCAGGAATTGCTCTTACTTTGCCTCTGATAATAGATGCGTTTTTACAAGCCCAAGAAGAGACATTGAATATCACTTTAACCGATAAACAAAAAACAAAATTGTTTACCTATGCACAGCTTTCGTTAGGTCCGATAGGACTAGCGCAGGTTTTGGGGCGTAAAGTTGGAAAGGGTGCATTTAAATTTGGTCAGGAGCAATTAGAGAAATTATGAACGTAGGCGCGATGATTGCATTTTTAAAATTATTTCAGGATTCGGGCGTGTTGGTAACTGGCAAGAAGGCAACGTTTTTCGACATCCCACATGAGACAAAACAGATAGAAGATATCAGGCCCGTTGGTGATGTACCCACGTGTGGACCTAATGAAAATTTGACCTGGATACCTGGACAACAACGTTATGTCTGTTTGCCCTCCCTGAAATAATGACTGATAACCAGTTAAAGATAGTGAGTGCCCTTTCTTTTTTGGCAGCAATTAAAACTCTACTTGAGGATTAATGGTAATTACAGCCTTAGAACTATTGGGGTACTTTATCGCCTGGTCATTATTCTATTTTGGAATAAGTCATTATATCGCCAAACTTTCTAAAGATAAGTGGGTTGAGTGGGCGAAGTCATCCGATAGTGATGAGGACCTGTTAATCATCCTGGAACCGATCGTTGATGAAATAGAAGGACGAACCCATGAGATGCTTGAAACTTTCCAATCTTCTTTTTTTGGTTCCCTGGGCGCAGCATCTAAAAAAATGGATGAGTCTACTGGTCAAAGTACAATCAAGGCAATAACAAAAGATAACCCTATTATGGGGCTGGTTGCAGAAATGTTAATGAAAAGAAGCGGCCTAGAAGGGCTCCTAAAGACCCAGAACAGCCCCGAAGTAGGGGTGAACAAGCCAAAACAGAGCACTAAGCTAGGTCTAAAGTAAAGAATAAGGTATAATATAATATAATAATAGTTTAGTATATACTAATAATAA